AAGTGGGATATGTTCTATTTAGGAGGAGATGTGACAGACTACTGTGATCCAATTACAAACACACTCAACTCCGTTAAAAAAGGATCTGTTTACTGTACTCATGCTTATGCAATAAATAATAGTTTTTTCGATAGAGTAAGTTCTTTAGATCCTATTAGAGGAATTATAGACATCTTACTATTACATGAGAATCATAGTGGGGCGGAGTACGTCATTACCAAAGACATTCTAGCTCTACAAGACACAACCTACTCAGATTTGTGGGGACATATGACAAGCTCCTCAGAGTGGATGAAAGAAAAATGGCAAAAACATACAGGAAATGAAAAAAATTAGTTTCGTTTGTACGACATATAGACGCTTTACGTGCGTTCAAAGGATAGTAAATCAATTTTATGCTCAGTCTTATCCTAATAAAGAGTTAATAATACTAAATACCGATGAAGAATATCCGTATGAATTGGGATTTACTGATCCTAATATTACCATAGTTAACAAAGGTCAAAGCTTAAAAACAAAAGAACCGTATAAAAATAGAGGAGAAATCTGTACAGACGCTGTAACATATGCAACAGGTGACTACTTTATGTTAGCTGATGATGACGATATCTACTTACCATGGCATCTACAGCAAGCAGTAGACGGAATAGAGCTAAACGGTAAGGATGCTTGGAAACCAGAAATGAGTTTTTTTGCTAGTCAGACGGAATTAAAGATGGTAATGAATACAATGGAGGCTTCTGTTATCGTTAAAATGAACAGGATACGTGAAATTGGGTTTAGGTCAGATTTAACTGGATACGAAGGTTTAAGTTGGTATACTAAACTAAGAGATGAAGGTGAATTAGATGAACACAATAAAAATTATGTTCCTTCCTACTGTTTTAATTGGGGTGATTCACATGAAGTAGCTGGTCATAAACAAAGCGGAAACATAAACGATCCTAATAATTTTGAACAACATAAAGCAGCTACACAGGATTATGCTAAAGGTCCATTAATTCACGGACATATAGGAGATGTATACGATAGGTACTACGACTACCTACGTCAACACAAAGACGAATTTAACTCAGGTTATTACAAAGTCTACGCTGCTCAATATTTATAAGCATGGCAATAACATACGTACCATACACATTAACAATTGGAAGTGAAACTACAATTTACCAAAATGAAGTAAAATGTCGAGTTCTTGAGAACGATTTTAACTACTCTCAAAATCCAACTGTATTTGCAAATGTTAATTATATAACAGGCTCAAGAGCATTACCTATATACGCTTCTAAAGGTGAAACCAATAGGAGTGGTCAAATAACATACGGTCAATTAGCAGATAATGTTACAGGTTCTTCCTTTCATCCCTATGCAACAACTATTGGATTGTATAATGAAGCTTTTCAATTATTGGCAGTTGGTAAATTAGCAACTCCTTACCCAATTCCATCTAACACTGATATAACTTTCATAGTTAAGTGGGATTCCTAAAATTTAGTTTATGTCACAAAAATGGTTTATATACAAAGATGGTCAAGTTGTTGAATACGACTCCATTGAAAAACTACCTTCAAATTGCGTAGGATTTATCTACAAAATTACCAATATTAAAACTGGAAAATTCTACATAGGTAGAAAATCTCTATTTTCAAACACCAAGAAAAAGCTTACTAAAGCTGAATTGGCTTTACAAACCGGTCCTGGTAGGAAACCTACATCAAAAAGAGTAATAGCCGAAACAAATTGGACTGATTATTGGGGTTCTAATAAAACACTTCTACAAGAAATTAAAGAAAACGGTACTAGTGATTTTAGAAAAGAAATCCTAAAATTCTGCTTTAACAAAAAACAACTCACTTACTGGGAAGTGCATTATCAGTGTATAAACGAAGTCCTTCTTACAGACAGATCATACAACGATAATATACTAGCCAAGTTTTTTAGAAAAGATTTGGTAAATCCAGAATAAAAATGTATTGTTAGTATTAATGGAAAAGACTCATTTAGTACTAGGATTATTACATACTATCATTGGTAGATCTAAACCGTCTACAAAAGGCAACCATGCCTTCCACTGTCCCTTCTGTAAGCATCATAAACCTAAGTTAGAAATAGATCCAACTACAGGATTCTACAACTGTTGGACTTGTCAACCTGCTACAAAAGGTAGAAGTTTAATCAACCTACTAAAAAAACTACACGCATCTTCACAGCAAATAGCTGAAATGAGATCCTACTTTCCAGATGGTAAAGGAGAGCAGTATGATAAAACTTACGAAGTTGTAGAGTTACCTAAAGAATTTGAGTCTTTGACTAAAAATAGTAGTAAGCTTCCCTACAGACAAGCTAAATCTTACATACAAAAAAGAGGTTTAACCGAGGCAGATATAATAAAATATAATATTGGCTATTGTGAAACAGGAAAATACAAGAACTCTATTGTTATTCCCTCATACAATGAAAACGGTAGACTCAACTATTTCATTTCGAGATCATTTGAAAAAGACCCAAGTAGAAAATACAACGCACCTTCTTGTAACAAAAACGATTTAATTGGATTTGAGTATCTTATAAACTGGAAGGTTCCGGTCATTTTATGTGAGGGTATTTTTGATGCTATTGCTTTAAAACGCAACGCTATTCCTCTATTCGGTAAGACCATTCCAAAAGCACTAATGATGAAATTAGTACAAAGCGATGTAAAAACGGTTTATTTAGCGCTAGACAACGATGCATTAAAGCAATCGATAGATTATGCCAAACAATTAATTGACCTTGGTAAAGACGTTTATTTGATTGAATTACAAGGCAAAGATCCTTCTGATATAGGTTTTGAACAAGTAACTAAGTATTTACATACAGCAAAGCAGCTTACATTTGGTGCTTTACTACTTAAGAAAATGCAACTATGATTATAGAACAACGCTCAGATGAGTGGTTTAAAATAAGAAGAGGTAAAATAACCAGTTCAGAGATACATAAAATAATGGGTGGAAAGGAAAATACCCTAACAGACACAGCAAAAACCTATTTACTTGAAAAGGTAAGTGAGTTTTTTGGAGCAATAGCTCCATTAGCAGGAGGACCTGCCTTGGATTGGGGTACTAATTTAGAACCAGAAGCTATTAAAGTTTACAGTGGTAAGAAAAATTTAACCGTAAATGCATCTTCTTTTATTCCTGTAGGAGAGTATTACGGTGGTTCACCTGATGGAGAGGTGCAGCCTGATGGTATTATTGAAGTAAAATGTCCCTATAATTCCGTTAATCACTTCAAACACGGATTAATAAAGTCGGTAGAAGATTTCAAAAAGGTGGCTCCAAACTACTACTACCAGTGTCTTTCTAACATGATTTGTGCAGAAGCTAGGTGGTGTGACTTTATTAGTTACGATCCAAGAGTAGATTCACAGTACCAAATGTTTATTTTTAGGTTAGACTTAGATGAAAAAGAAGCCGAATATGTGGGAGAAAAGATCAAAGTAGCTGTTGCTTATATGAAAGAACTAAAAGAAAAAGTGGAAAACGCAAGACTAATAGAAGGCTAGATATTTATTAGCATATGATTAATGCTGAATTACTAGGTTATAGAATAGCCGAAGCCATGATAAACGGAGCAGGTCCTTGCTTTTATCCTGGTAAATTTAAACCTCCACACAAAGGACACTTTGAAGCAGCTAAAAATTTAGCTAGTAGAGACTATGTAAAACAGGTAAATGTTTTAATTAGTAGGAAGACTATAGATGGAATTACACCTGAAGATTCCTTACAAATTTGGAATATGTACTTGAGAGCAGAGCCAAATCCAAAAATAACTGTAACTATTTCGACAGATGAATCTCCAATAGTTGGTATTATTCACTACCTAAAGGCTAATTCAACTGTCAATCCTGTGTACGTAGCTCAGGGAGATGATGAAAAAGATGATGCAGATTACATAAAATCACTCCAAGATCAGTTTGGAGATAGGGTTAGAGCAATTCAGGTACATGAGAAAGCAGGTATTGTATCAGCTCCCTATGTTAGAAATACACTAAGTAGTGGTGATTATGAGAAATTTGCAGAAACAGTTCCGGAAGCTGCATACAATAAAGGTGTTGCACCTAAGGTTTTTAAAATGTTAGCACCAAAAGTAAAACAAGACGATGGACCAGAAGAAGCTTAATACGCTTAAAGACTTTATTAAATTTTGCAAAAAAGAATTATACATACAATCACTACCAAATATTAAGTTGATTGCTGATAAAGCTTTTGTTGAGCAATTTAGATCATACGGAGAATAT